AAGGTTCACATCCTTGCAGAACCACCAGCGGTGGTGGATGGGGATGTCCGCTCAAAGGGTTAAGGCGGTTGACCTCCGGGGTGCATACTCGGTTAAAAACCGCCCACACGCTTCCATAGTTTAATGGTAGAACAAGTGATTTGTAACCACTTAGCGAGGGTTCGATTCCTTCTGGAAGCTCCACATAGAGGATGTAGTGTAACGGTAACACGCTTGCTCTGGGCGCAAGAATAGGGGTTCGACTCCCACATCTTCTACCAATCAAATATAAGTAGGTGATCTAATGCTTGTGGAAGAAGCAGCTAAGAGATTGGAGATGAATCCACAAACATTGAGGTTAGCACTACAGCAAGGGTTGTTCCCATTTGGTGTAGCTGTTAAGACTTCTGAAAATCGTTATACTTACAAGATTTTCACTAAGCGACTGGAACGATATTTGGAGGGGGAGAATTACGATGCAACATCCTGAGATTACTTGGGCTGAACGAACTGGTTATCCTTCGTATAACCAACCTAAATCTCATTACTGCGAAGAATGTGGTGAGTGTTTGGATGATAAAGAAGTATACGCAGATAGGATACATGAGTATTTGTGTAAAGAGTGCCTATTGATGCTACATGAAAAGCGGAATTGGTGGTGATTGATTGGTAATACAAGTCGATTCCAGAGAACAGAAATTCGACCATGTTACGAAGTATTTTGATTCACAAGGGATCAAGTGGGTCAAGTCGAAATGTGTGGTCGGTGACTATGTAAACCTGGAAAATCCGATGGTGGTCATTGACCGAAAGAAAGATTTACAAGAGGTAGCCGGGAATGTGTGCCAGCAGCACGAACGGTTTGTACGAGAGTTGGAGTTAGCCAAGGAACTCGGATACAAGATGATAGTTTTGGTAGAAGAACCAAATATTACTTCTCTACCGAACGTGTGTTCGTGGTATAATTGGCGTAGGCGAACAAATCCGAAAGCTGTTAATGGTAAAACTCTCTACAAGATAATGTCAACGATTGCCGATAAGTACAATGTATCTTGGGAGTTTACTAAAAAAGAGAATTGTGGAAAACGTATCGTGGAGTTACTTACATGAGATTTTCGTATTCTAATATTTCAACCTTTGCTCAGTGTCCTTATCGATGGTACTTGAATTACAAGGAACGGTTAAAGACACTCCCCGAAACAAACGCAGATAATCCACTTTGGCTCGGCCTGGGACTACACAAAGGTATTGAGTGTGGAGTAGAAGCTGGTATTGAAGAATATAAGTCACACTTCAATATTCTTACCGATGAAAATATCAACTACATAATGCAGTTGGAATATCAAATCCCACGAGTAATAGAACTCCTACCAGAAGGTGGAGAACATGAGTTAGAGATTAAAACTGACGAGTTTGTTGGTTACATTGACTATGTTTGTGGAGATACCCTTTTCGATTTTAAGTTTTCCAATAATATAGACAATTACCTTACAAGTCCGCAGCTTTCGATCTACAAGCATTATTTGGAGTTGGTAAGACCAGATATAAAAATCAAACACTTAAAGTATGTATTTGTGCCTAAAATTCAGATACGGCAAAAACTAAAATCGAAACCACCCGAAACTATTGTGGAGTTTCGTAATCGATTATTAGAGCATTTGGAAGCATCTGAAATTAAGGTCATTGAGGTCGATTTTGATACTGATAGCGTAACACAGTTCCAAGAGTGCTGTCAACGGTTGAAAACTGTTAGAAGATTTCCTAAAAATCCAACCAAACTGTGCGATTGGTGTCAATTCAAACGATATTGTGAGTCAAACGGTCAAGAAGACTGGATGATTATAAAAGACTAATAGTGTTAAGGAGGATTACATGGCAAGACTTCCAGAAAACAAGCGAAGAAACGCAGAAGCACCAACCAAGCGAACGATGTGGTTATATGGCGCACCATTCAGTGGTAAGACCACATTCGCAGACTCAGCACCAGACCCTCTTATGCTCAATACCGATGGTAACGCCGTATATGTTACCGCACCGTATGTTTCAATCCAAGACGAGGTTACGGTAAACGGTAGAATGACTCAGCGTAAGATGGCTTGGCAAGTTTTTAAGGAGTATATCGAAGAACTTGAAAAGGGCGGTAACTCCTACAAGACAATCGTGGTTGATCTTGTTAATGATACTTACGAAATGTGTCGTTTGTTCATGTATAACAAGCTGGGTATCACCCACGAGTCCGATGATACTTTCCGTGCATGGGATAAGGTTCGTACTGAATATCTGTCTACTATGCGGAGAGTTCTTCATCTTCCCTACGAGAATATCATTCTCCTCTCCCACGAAGATGCTACCAAGGATTTAACCAAGAAGTCTGGCGAGAAGATCACCTCTGTTAAGCCGAAGATGGCAGATAAGGTTGCCGACTCTCTGGCTGGCATGGTTGGTTTTGTTGGACGAGCCTATGTGGACGATGGTAAGCACCTTCTCTCCATTAAGTCTGATGAAGTCATTTATGGCGGTGGCAGACTTGGTGTATCCGATGTTGTGATTCCCCTCGATTGGAACGAGGTTATTAAGCTGTTTGAAAATGGAGGTAAAAAGTAATGGCTCGTGTGTCGGAATTTTATGACGATGAAATTAAGCGTCTAAAGGGAGAGCGTGAGGAAGCACTTAAACATGAGAGTAATCTTGAAGTTGCCAAGCAAGTTTTTGATCTATACCAGTCTTACATCGAAGCTGGATTTGCACCAGAGCAGTCTTGGGAACTCATTATTACTCAGATTCAGTCTATGAAGCGATAAAGGGAGGATATTTAATATGGGTGAAAACATTTACGAGAAGTTCAATAATATGTTCGATGTTAACGGTCTGAAAGAGGATATTCAGAACGCAGCTTCCAATTCTGGTGACTTCGTGGAAGTTCCCAAGGGTGACTACGAAGTTAAGGTAGTTAAGATCGACCTTGGTGAAACTGGTGAGAAGTCCAAGAATCCCGGTATGCCTATGGCGAAGGTTTGGTTTGAGGTTCTGGCTGGTGAATACAAGGGTCAGAAGATTTTTATGAACCAGATGCTTACTAGCGCATTTGGTTTCCACAAGATGAACGAGTTCCTTAACAGTCTGGAAACTGGTATCCCTGTCGTATTTGAGAATTTTGTTCAGTATGCCGATCTGTTTAAGCAGATTTTTGTCGCAGTTGACGGTAAGGCAGAGTATCAGCTTTCCTACGGTGAGAATAACAAGGGTTACTCCACTTACACCATTGTTCAGAAGTTCTAATTAAGCGATTGTGGGGAGGATAATACCTCCCCACATAAAACAACCGGGGAGGACAGCATGATAAAGTTACTGATTGGTGGAAGTCCGTGTACCTATTGGAGTATCGCCCAAAAGAACGGACGAGAAACAGAAGCAAGTGGTATGGGTTGGGAACTGTTTAAGAATTATCTGATCGCTAAGAAAAAGTTCAATCCTGACTACTTCCTTTATGAAAATAACAAATCGGCAGCACAACCGATTAAAGACCAGATTTCCAGAGAACTTGGTGTACCTCTCATGCACATCAATTCCGCACTGGTGTCTGCACAGAACAGAGAGCGTTTTTATGCGTTCAACTGGACGGTGGAACAGCCAGAGGACAGAGGTATCTTGTTAAGAGATGTTTTGGAAACCTCTCCCGATGAAATTAACTATGAGTTAAAAACCGTTGGTGTTGGTTGGCGTGGTCGTAAAGGTGAAGACGGTAAGTATCATAAACGATTTGAGTCGGCAAATGATCCAAAGTCTAATGCGCTAACTACTTGCCAAACGGACAGTATGGTAGCTGAACCAACTAGAATTGGAGATATTGGGAGTACCGCACAAGCACACAGAGTTTATTCTTGTGATGGAAAATCGGTATGTTTGAAAGCCCAAGCTGGTGGACAAGGTGCTAAAACTGGTCTGTACGCAACTCCGATTTGTCACATTATCCCCCAAGAAGTAAGGGTTAGAAAGTACACTTGTGACATTGAAAAATTCCAGGCCCTTCTTCGTGAAAGTAAGGAACGATCTAATTTAACCAATAAACAAATTGCGGATAAGTTAGATATACCTAAAACCGAAGTGGAGCATTGGTTCAGAACCGATAAGTATTTTAATATTCCAGACGAAGATATTTGGTTTGAACTGAAAAACTTACTGGATATCCAAACTACCGAGTATGACGATTTTGTTACCGTCTTTGAAGTACGAGAGGGAGTTTTTGAGAAAGCTGACCGTTGTTACGATGTAAATGGTAAAATGTCTACCCTTATGACTGGTAAGACTGACAATATTATCACTCCTAGCGATAAGACACAGAAACCAGTTTACGAGGTTAAGGACGGTTTGATAACCATTAACAATAAGCAGTATCCTATTAAACTTGCAGATGGTTATTATATCATTCGTAAGTTAACACCCATTGAGTGTGAGAGGTTACAAACACTTCCCGATAACTATACTGCTGCTGTTAGTAATGCCCAACGGTATAAGGGACTCGGTAACGGCTGGACTGCGGAAGTTATCATCCATCTTTTGAACGGTGTATTGAGGGATGTACCGAGGGATGAAGAAATCGTAGTTCTGTCTATGTATGATGGTATTGGTACTGGTCGTTACTGTCTGGATAAGATGGGCTTTACTAATGTACGCTATTTTGCGTATGAAATCGATAAGTACGCAAAACAAGTTGCAATGAGCAACTATCCCGATATTATCCAGCTTGGAGATGCGTTTGATTTAAGGCATCCAGACTGGACTATCGGATACTAAATCATTGGAGGGTTGGTTGTGATTTTCTTCGACTTTGAGGTTTTTAAGCACGATTGGTTGGTTGTAGCAATCGACCCTGTTGAGAAAAAAGAATGGGTTATAGTTAACGACAGAAAGAAACTTGACGAACTTTATAGTCGCTACAAGCGAGATGTTTGGGTTGGTTATAACTGTCGTAACTATGACCAGTATATCTTAAAAGGGATTCTACTCGGTTTTGATCCGAAGCGAATTAACGACTGGATTATTGTTAAAGACCGTAAAGGTTGGGAATTTTCCAGTATGTTTAATAAGGTACACTTAAATGTGTATGACACTATGCCAAACATTCCTGTTAGTCTAAAGGTGTTGGAGGGCTTTCAAGGTTATTCCATTCACGAAAGTTCAGTACCTTTTGATATTGATAGGAAGTTGACTGACCAAGAATTACAAGAAACTATCAATTACTGTCGTTTCGATGTTCTTAACACTATCGAAGTGTTTATGAAGCGTAAGAACGAATTTGATAGTCAAATGCAGTTGGTTAAGACATTTAATCTGCCCCTTTCGTATCTTGGTAAGACACAGGCGCAGTTGGCAGCTATCATTTTGGGTGCTAAGAAGAAACGCTTCAAAGACGAGTGGGATATCAGACTTCCACATACAGCACAACTTGGTCGATACAAGGCAGTTGGCGATTGGTTCTTGGATAAGCGTAATCACTGTTACGATTGTAAGCTGGATGTAGAGATTTGTGGTCTAACACATACGATAGCGTGGGGTGGTATACACGCTGGTGTGAAGAAGTATAACTACCAGTGTAAACCACACGAAATAATTTTGGATATCGATGTTGACCAGCTTTACCCGACTCTAATGATCGTATACGGTCTGTTATCAAGAGCAGTGGAAGAACCAGAGCGGTTTAAGAATGTGCTGGATACCAGTTTACGCTTAAAGCGTGAAGGTAAGAAAAAAGAGCGTGAACCTTATAAGCGTATTTGTAATATCACTTATGGCGCAGAGGGTGATATGTTCAATCCGATGTATGACCCACTTCACCGCAACTTAGTTTGTGTGTTTGGACAAGTTCTCATTATCGATCTGTTGGAGAAGATTGAGGACTTAATCGAGTTATTACAGTCTAACACAGATGGTATCTTTGTTAAGCTGGAAAAACGAAATGTTCCAGAGTTAAAGCGAAGAATCGCAGAGTGGGAGAATCGGACTGGACTAAAAATGAGTTATGAAGCATTTACTGGTATCTACCAAAAGGATGTTAATAACTATATCGCCGTTCCAGAAGGTGATCTGTACGATGAAAAGGGTAAACCACGCTGGCACTCAAAAGGTGCATATGTGAAGGAACTTGCAGATTTAGACTACGACCTTCCTATTGTAAATGAAGCAGTTAAGATGTATATGCTCTGCGGAGTCCCGGTAGAGAGAACCGTTCTTAACTGTCAAGATTTCAGAATGTTCCAAAAAATAGTTAAGTTATCAAATAAGTATAGGTGGGTTGAGCATGAAAGAGCGAGTGGAAATATTAAATATGATAATAAGGCTTATCGCATTTTCGCTTCTAGTGATAATCGTGACGGTCGTTTGCTGAAATGTGATGGTGTACGAAATCCAGCCAAGTTTGGTAATACACCAGACCATTGTTTTATCTTTAATGATGATCTGAAAGGAGTAGCAATTCCTAAGAAGCTGGATAGACAATATTACATTGACCTTGCTAATAAGAGATTGGAGGACTTTGGAGTTTGTTAATTTCAAATGTAAAGGTTTACGGTATTGAAGATAGCATCAAAGCGTCTAAATACCCAATGTCTGTAGATGTTGAGTCTTGTACCGATGAAATCACACCAAGAGTACAATCATTAGGTGGATGTAAGACTGGTACTGGTCACGATAATTTCCTTAAAGGTTGTATTGTTCAGTTTGACCTGAGTTTCACGATTAAGGCTTGGACAGAAGCAGAACGGTATCACTTCTTCGACTTTGTATCTTCTCAGTCTACAATGCACCGTATCGCACAATTGGATGTGCGTAGACAATGTAATAAATATGTTACTGAGAACACGATACGAGAAGTTGAGCGACTTAAAGCACAGTATCTTGCGGATAAAACCGTTGAGAATTATTTAACCTTACTTTACAATGTCCCGGTTGGTTTTAGACTCACAGCGAGAATGACAACCAACTATCAACAGTTAAAGACCATGTACCACCAACGGAAGACTCATAGGCTACCAGAATGGAGAGAGTTCTGTAGATGGTGTGAGAGTTTACCGTATTTCAAAGAACTCGTACTTAACGAATAACAGAAGGGATTGAATGGCATTGAATCTTTATAAAGGGTATGTTCCTACGAGTGGCAAGAAGTCAACAATGCCATTTAAGGATAGAGATAGTTCTGATCTGCTGACTTTGGAAGAAGCGCAGAAGTTTACTGAGTATGCTGGTATTCTAGCAGATGATACTGTTCTCATTGACATTGATAATGAAGTAGAGTCCAAGATTTTGCTGAATGTAGTTGAAACTCTCGGCTTGAAGTGTAAGGTGCTTGCTACTTCTCGTGGCGCACACTTCCTCTTTAAGACCGATAAGCCAATGCAGAATAGAACACATTGTAAGCTGGCAATCGGACTTACAGCGGATATCAAGGGCGGTGGGAGAGCATCGTACGAGGTATTGAAGTTTGATAATAAGGAACGAGAACTGTTATATAACAGCGAACCTTATCAAGTGCTTCCTAAGTATCTCAATCCTATTAAGTCCAATATGAATCTGCTGAACATGGTGGAGGGAGAAGGGCGCAACAATGCCCTTTTCTCCTACATCCTTCCGTTACAACAGAACGAATTTAACATTGAAGAATGTAGAGAGTGTATCCGGGTTATTAACGAGTTTGTTTTGGGCGAACCTCTTTCTGAGGAAGAACTGGCAGTGGTAATCCGAGATGGGGCGTTTAATAAGCCCACATTCTTCACCAGTAAGGGTAGCTTCCTGTTTGATAAGTTTGCTAAGTATCTGAAACAGGCAGAAAACATCATTAAGATCAATGGAAAGCTATACATCTACCGCAATGGTATTTACGAATGTGGAGATGAATACATCGAAGCTGCCATGATTGAGCATATTCCAAATCTGAGTAGAAGCAAGCGACAGGAGGTATTGGCTTACCTTATGCTGCTGGTTAACAAAGAAAGTGGAATTGCTGACGCTAACTTGATTGCTTTTAAGAATGGTGTGCTGAATATTGCAGACGATACCTTTACTGATTTTAGCCCGGAGTATGTGATTACAAACAAGATTCCTCATAACTACAATCCAGATGCTAAGAGTAAGTTGTTGGATGATGTTATGCGGAAGTTGGCTTGCGGTGATGAAAATGTCTATAAGTTACTCTTTCAATCTATTGGATACTGTTTTTATCGGAGAAACGAGTTACGAAAAAGTTTCTTCCTCCTTGGCGAAAAGAGAAACGGTAAGTCCACCTTCTTGGACATGGTGGGAACTCTTTTGGGCGAAGATAACACGGCGAACCTTGATCTCTGTGAAATTGGTGATAGATTCCGCACGGCTGAACTCACAGGAAAACTTGCCAATATCGGTGATGATATTAACGATGAATGGGTATCCAACACAGCAATCTTCAAAAAGGTTGTTAGCGGTGATACTGTCACAGTTGAGCGAAAAGGTAAAGACCCATTTAAGTTACGGTCTTTTGCCAAGTTCTTCTTTTCGGCTAACTCCTTACCCCGGCTTGGAAGGGGAAAAGATAGTCGTGCGGTACTCGACCGCCTTGTTGTAATCCCATTTGACGCTAAGTTTTCCAAAACTGATTCGGATTACGATCCTTTCATCAAATACAAACTCCGTGGGGAAGATGTGATGGAAGCTTTAATTGCACAAGCAGTTCCAGCACTGCGAGAGGTTCTTATTGACCAAGAGTTTGTGCATTGTTCCAAGGTCGAAGAAAACCTTGCTGAGTTTGAGAAGTCCAATAATCCTATTTTGGAGTTCTTCGATGAACTGGATGAAACGGATTATCTGAACGAGCCTGTTAAGGTAGTTTACCAGAGATATACATCGTTCTGTATCTCTAATAATCTCCAAGCTATGTCTGCGATTGAGTTCCAGAAGCAGATGAAAAAGCAGTTTAACTTAGTTGTTAAGACCGCTGGAACGGAGGGAAAGAAGGTGCGAGTTTACTGTGACGAAGCAACAACTGATTGAAGATAACATGAACTTAGTCTACTACCTTATATCTAGAGAGTACCCAACATATTTACAAGATGAAGATTTAATTCAATGTGGAATGTTGGGACTCTGCAACGCTGCTGAAAAATGGGACGAAAGTAAGTCAGCATTTTCTACCTTTGCAACCTATTGTATCCGAAATGAGATACGGATGGAGTTTAGAAGACGAGCGAAACACCAAGGGATTTTATCACTAGAATACGAGGTTGATGGTGAGGATGGCGATAAAGTCCAGTTTGGAGATTTCATTGTTGGCGAAGACGATATTGGATATATCGACATAGCAGTGGATCGTAGTCGTTTGGGGAAAACAGAGCAAGCTGTATACGATTTATTGGTTGATGGGGTTGCACCACTAGAAATAGCACAAAAATTGCATATTTCACATCAACGAGTTTACGCAATCCGAAGAAAACTAAGAATGTGGAGGGAATAATTTCATGGACATCAAAGTAAAGTATCACGCAGACATTTACCCCTTGGAAAAGACAGACAAGGGCGATTGGATTGACCTAAGAGCAGCGGAAGATGTGGAGTTATCTGCTGGTGAATACAAGTGTATTTCGCTCGGTGTTTCTATGAAGCTACCAGAAGGTTACGAAGCAATAGTTATTCCTCGCAGTTCTACATTTAAGCATTGGGGCGTTATTCAGACAAATCACTGTGGACTGATCGATAACTCGTATTGCGGTGACGATGATGTTTGGATGTTCCCGGCACTAGCGACAAGAGATGTGCTTATTGAAAAGAATAGTCGTATCTGTCAGTTTAGAATCCAGAAGAAGATGGACGATGTGACATTTACAACGGTGGATAAGCTGGAAACAGTAAACCGTGGAGGTTTTGGTAGTTCTGGAAAGGTGTAAGCATGGGAAATAAAGTTATTTTGGTGGTCAATGATTCAGAGCAATTAACACTTTTGGAATATCTACTTACAACTGCAAGTATCGACTATGCTCTTGAAGTAAGTGATGGTAAGTATGGATTCACACCACCGTTTCTAATTATCCACGGAGTACCGCTGGATGAAAAAAGAAGTTTAGCTTGGGTTAAGGAGCAGATTTTATGAATGAACAAACTTTTCTGAGCATTATTAACGGCGAAAATAAAGAGGTTCTGACGGAAAATGCCAACATGAACTCGGATACTCCGTCTGGAATGATGTATAAGCTGGCTTCGGAAACCTCCAAAGAATTTACCAGACAATGTTTACTGAGTAATGAAGCAAAAGACGCTGTTGATGGTAACTACATTCATATTCACGATTTAGATTACTATCCCACTAGGTCTTTAACTTGCTTACAGCATCCTTTGGATAAGATTCTTAAAAATGGTTTCCGTGCTGGACATGGTTCTAGTAGACCAGCTAAGAGAATTGAAACTGCCACTATGCTGGCTTGTATCTCTATGGAAACGATTCAGAATGAGATGCACGGTGGACAGGCTTTCCCGGCATTTGACTTCTATCTTGCTCCTTATGTAAGAGCAACATTTGAAGAAGAATTGAGAAAGGAAAATGATATTAGCGCACCTTTCCATGGTGAAGAACTTTCCGATGAAGCTATTAAGAACATTAAGGTTACTGAGTATGAAGTGACCGAGGATACTATGCCGGGACTCGTAATACCGATTAAGAATACAATCAATCGTGTCCACCAGGCCATGGAGTCCTTTGTTCACAACTGTAATACAATCCACAGCCGTGGTGGTAATCAAGTTGTATTCAGTTCTATTAACTATGGTACTGACACTTCCCCGGAAGGTCGCTGCATTATCCGTGAACTGTTAAAGGCTACTGAGCGTGGCGTTGGTAATGGTGAAACCCCTATCTTCCCGATTCAAATTTGGAAGTTAAAGAAGGGTGTAAGTGCTGAACCCGGTGATCCTAACTACGATCTGTTACAACTGGCGTACAAGGTCACTGCGAAGCGTTTCTTCCCCAATTTTATTAACCTTGATGCACCATTCAACTACCACGAAAAGTGGCGTGTGGACGATCCAGAGCGGTACAGATACGAATGTGCAACGATGGGTTGTCGTACCAGAGTGTTTGATAATCGCTGTGGTGAAAAGACTTCCATTGGTAGAGGTAACTTATCTTTCACCACAATCAATCTTCCTCGACTGGCGTTGGAGAGCGAAGGGGATGTTGATAAGTTCTTTGAATCTCTTAAGGAGTATGTTCGTGTATCTGTTAATCAGTTAATTAGGCGATATGAATATCAGCGACAGGCACTTAAGAAGCAGTTCCCCCTGTTAATGTCTGGTATGTGGGAAGGTTCTAGTCAGTTAAAGGACAATGATCCAGTTGGTGATGTGTTAAAGCAAGGTACACTGTCTGTTGGTTTTATTGGACTTGCTGAGTGTTTAATTGCTCTTACTGGAAAGCATCATGGCGAAAGCGAAGACTCTCAGACACTTGGCTTAAAGATTATCGAAGCTATGAACAATCTCTGTAAGTCCTACGGTGAACTTTATAATCTGAATATTAGTGTGATTGCTACACCTGCGGAGGGTCTGTCTGGTAAGTTTGTAAAAAAAGACAGAGCCGACTTCGGTGTGATTCCTAATGTTACGGACAGAGATTATTATACCAACTCCAACCATGTCCCTGTTTGGTATAAGTGTACTATGGAACACAAGATGAAGGTGGAAGCACCATACCATGCCTTTACCCCGGCTGGACACATTGCGTATCTGGAAGTTGATGGTGATCCCGAAAAGAATGTGCTTGCAGTTGAGCAGATGGTTAATCTGATGCGTAAGTACAATGTTGGTTACGGCAGCATAAATCACGCTAGAGCGAGGTGCATCGATTGTGGATATGAGAGCGGTTCTGATTTATTTGATGTTTGTCCAAAGTGTAATTCTTCTAATGTGGATGTTTTAGAGAGAATCACTGGCTACTTGGTTGGTGGTACTAACAAGTGGAACAACGGTAAGAAGTCTGAACTTAAAGATCGAGTATCCCACATGAGTGGTGAGAAGATGCTGAAAGATAGACAAATTTAACAAATAGAAACTACGATTTTTGTACAATATCCCATCTTGAAATATACCCCACCCGGTATTATAATAACCTCGTAATCAAGCAACGGCAAACAAAAATATAGGAGGTTATTGATAAATGAGAATCGCTGGAATTGTACGAGATAGCATTGTAAATGGGCCTGGTATTCGGGATGTGGTGTTCTTTCAAGGCTGTGGTAAGCGTTGTAAGGGCTGCCACAATCCCGAAACTTGGGACTACATGGGTGGTTGTCACAGATTCATCGGAGAACTGGTTAAGGAACTGTCCGATAGTGATAATGATGTAACTATTAGCGGTGGTGAACCTCTCGATCAGTTTGAGGATTTGATGGAACTGTGTTACCAGCTTCGTAAGGAAGATAAGAGCATTTGGGTATACACTGGAAATGTTGTTGATCCCACCAAGCGTACCTACCGGGCATTGGCTCAGTATGTAGATGTAATTGTTGATGGTCGATTCGTAGAAGAACTGAAAGACCCCAACCTTCTGTTCAGAGGTTCTTCTAATCAGAGAATCATTGATCTGCGTAAGTCTGTTGAAGCAGAAGAAATTATTTTGTGGGAGGAATGTTAATGAAGTTCGATAAGTTTGAGAAGTTTTTGATTCCTTTTTGGGGATTCCTTTGGATAGCTGGTATCACTGGTGTATCCGTAGGAGTGGTTATCTGGTCTTTTAAGTGGATTCTGAATCTGCTGGGGGTACTGTAAATGACTAGAACAGAAATGGAAAATGCAATCAATATTGCCTGTGACAAGTATCCCATGTGTTGTGGTAACAGTGATGGGGATTGTCCTTTGTGGAATTATTTCGATAACGATCATAGGTGTCCTCTTAATGATATAGAAGATAAAACAGACGAGGATGTTAAAGCGATCTACGATGTAATGGTCAACGGTGTAGGAACTGCTTTTAAGTCTGTTACCCATCCTGTCACACATCCCTCGCACTATACACAAGGTAAAGTCCAGTGTATCGAAGCTATGGAGTCTGCCTTTGGTGAGGAAGCAGTTGCTACTTGGTGTAAGTTAAATGCCTTTAAGTACATTTGGAGAGCAGAACACAAGAACGGCATGGAAGATATCGATAAGGCTATTTGGTATCTGAATAAGTTTAAGGAGTTGAAGTCTAATGCTTGATGTTATACACACTATCGCCATATTAACTCTTGCCATCATATTCATTCGGATATTTAGTGGTAACTTCAATAATCCAAATGGTAACTATTATGTTGGAGGTAATCATGGCAAACCAAGACCAGCCTAAACGCTTTGAAGATTGGACACAAGTTGACTGTAACGAATGTGCTAGGTATTGGGATAGTTCGTGTGATGGTTCACAAGGCTCACAGCGACCATGTAACAGCTTTTTAGCAACTAGGAGTGTTGTTATACCAGGCCAATTAAAAGCCTTGGAGAAGCGTGTGGACAGGCTGAGAATCAGTGTTATATTAAATACGCTGCTGATTATTGCACATCTACTCTTACACATTGTGGGGTGGGTGTAATGCACAAGCTATTCTACAAAGATAATTGGTATACAGCTAAAGAACTAGCAGATAAGAGTGGTATACCAGCACATACACTAAGAGATAGACTTAGACGAGGTTTCTCAGTAGAAGAAGCAGTTAAACCCATTGCAACACATGACAGTGTAAAAGAGTTTGGAGAGTCTTCTTGGTATGAAGATTGGCTTGGTATGTCCATAAACGATCTTCACAAGATATATTGGAAATGGTGTGTATCTCATGGGTATACACCAATCTCCAAACAAGGATTCTCAAGACAGTTACTTGCTATGTATCCAATGTTAAAGACTGTTCCTACTAAGAAAGGAGATCAATGTCTTAGGATTATTAGATTAAGGAGTTGAAATGGAAAGACTAACACGTTCACAAGCTATCCGTGCTAAGTGTTTAGACTGCTGCTGTGGACAGTATACAGAGGTCAAAAAGTGTACTGTAACGAAGTGTCCATTATGGATTTACAGATTAGGTTCAGAGGTTGCACCAGATGGGTCAAGTTTACCCAAAAAACCCAAGCGTACTAAGGAAATTCAAGAAAACTTAGACTAGGTAATATACTTTCATTACCAAAGAGTTTAGGTCAAAAAACACGAGCGTACTATGTAATTTTGATATAAGTTAAGGAGTAATATTATGGCTATTCAGAAGTTCAAGGTTGGCGATAAGGTTAAGATTCGGAGTGATCTGAGAATTGGTAAATATGGGAATATTTTAGCAGCTTCTAGTATGGTCGATCATGCTGGTAAGGAAGTAACCATTCGTGCGGTTGTTGATGCTGAGACTGGTAAATACCAAATTAGAGAGAGTCTTACTGGGTGCGAAACACACTGGCTGTGGCACGCTGATATGTTTGAGCCTGTAAGCAATAAGTTTAAGGTTGGAGATATGGTTATTGGTAACGATCCTGATCGTTATAGTATCACCAAATTAGGTTGGATTGGTAAAGTCACAAGAGTTTGCGATAACGATTCAATTTGTGTTTATGGGGCTGGTGTGTCTGGTAAGACTAGAAGTGAATTTAATGTAAATCCGAAGTATTTTGATCTGTATAAGCCCAATAGTGAGAAGATCGTTATTACCCACGATGGTAAGACCACCACTGCAACCATGTACTGTGATGATGGCAGCAAGAAGACCGCAACTGCCAAGTGCGCTCCCGAAGATACTTTTGACTTTAAGTTTGGTGCTAATCTCGCCATGGAACGACTGATTGGTAAGGCTGAAACCAAGGTTGAGCCTGTTGTAGAGTGGCGTGTGGTGAATCGCAAGCCTAGAGTTGGCGATTATATCAGACTGCGGACTAGCGGTGGATTCCACTTTAGCGAACCCGGTGATATCTTAAAGGTTGATAGCCTTGGTTCTAATGCTCTCGTGCGTGTCTATGGTAGAAACCATCCTCGTGATACTGGTGATCCTAACCACGATTGGCCCTATATTGCTGAGGAATACGAAGTCGTAGAAAAAGTAACCGCCACTGAACCTAAGAAGCCCGAACCTCCTAAGTATTATAACGGTAAGGTCGTTTGTATTAAGAATCGATGTGACGATCGTGAGTTTACTGTTGGTAAGATTTACGAAATTGTAGACGGTCAGTTTACCGACAACCTTGGTAGGACTCGTCCCACGACTAACGATAGAGTAACCACAATTAACGATCTAACCGAGAAAAGAGGGTATTTTAGAAGTTGGTATTATGACTTCATCCCCCTCGTAGAAGACGAGAATAAGCCCCTAACCATCGAAGAACTTGAAAAGATGGATGGTAAGAGGGTTTGGTGTAGCTCTATGAGCCGTGGTGTGGAAAATTTCACTGACCGTTTTTGTGGTTGGCATACTGTATCTGTGGAGGAGCGAAGAGTATACGATGAAAACGATGCTGGATATAGCTTCGACAAACTGGGTCATTATTACGGATTCCGTGCCTATCGGAAACCTCCTACGAAGTAATAGGGGGTTTCCAAATGGATATGTATACTGCCACCGAAGAAGCTTATAAGAAAGGTTACGCTGCTGGAAATAAAGCTGGTGTTGATCTCGCAGATGATGATTTTGGTGCTGTCTTAAACTGTGCAGTACGCTATGCAATTGGTAGACAGACCTATATGCCACATCTGGTCATTGGCTTCATTACACCACTGCTGCCACATCTGAACAATAAAACACTGTGGTGCTTCGACCAAGATGTAACCAATGCCAAGTGGGAAGGAATTGGTTATGGTGATCCAGAGATTGACGAACCTAATTGGATGAAGTTCCTTGCTGCGGTTAGAGAAGAACGGATTAAGCGTGGAGAACAACCTTATAAGTCACATTGGGAGAGTTGAAATGACAAGGCTGATTGATGCAAAAGGAAAGTTTGTATTAAATGCCGGGGACTTAACAGGACATATAATGTGCTGTGAAAACGGATATGCAACAGTCTTTGACAGATTCGCAAAAGTAATTTGCAAATTTTCTTTTCTGGATGCCCCCACCGTGGATGCCGTGGAAGTGGTCAGGTGTAAGGATTGCGAAAACTATGACGAAATTTTAGGAAAAGACTCAGGAAAGCCTTGCGGATATGGGGTGTGTCAAAACCCATACCAGGGAATATCGGGTATTGTTTTCGATGAAGATTTCTGCTCCTACGGAAGTGCGAAGATGGATAAGGAGGTTTAATTATGTCTGAAATTGAAGCTGCCAATTACCTAGTCAACTTATTTTCCGATTATGAACGTCACTGTTCAAAACTTGGCTACTCTACGAACGCCAATTATTCCAAGGCTGTAGCATTAGCTATTATGGCACTAGAACAGACTAAGCATCACTAAATATATAATATTATCTATATTATATATTCTTTCTATAGGTTAAACGATATTCTGACAAAGTAATAATATCGTAGTCCTATAAATAAAAAATATAAAGGCAACCTTACAAACTTACATTTTCGGAGGTACAAATGAAGGTAAAAGAACTTATTGATCTGCTGCTGGACTGTGATAAGGAACTGGATGTGGTTAATTATCAGTATGAAGATAGTTGTACAGTTAAGGAAGAGGTCGTACACAATATACGAAACGGAAGTAAGAACTCTACACGCCATGTAATCTTGGAGTTTAGCGCAGAGTAATTTTAACTTGGGGAGGACTCTTATTTGGACAAACAAGAGAAGTTAGAATTAGCAGAGTTAATAGCAACATCCGTGGTAAATGCACTAGAATCGAAAGGTTTAGTTGGTAAAGCGGACACTATTGTACAAAAGAAGCAAGAAAAGACTGCTTACCAAAAGACTGAGCAACTGCTTTTCAATTACAACGGCTTTAAGCGTATAATCCAAGAACGGCAACAGGAAATCATTGATCTTCGCACATATGGTGTGCCACAAAAGGTAACTGCTACTATTGGTGGAGAGCGTGTGCAGACAAGCCGTTCTAATGTGGGCATTGTGCTTCCAGAGGATGCTGTGGAAGATGCTGTGCGTACTGTGGAACGCTCTGTGGAGGGTACTGTGCAAGCCATAGCCCTTATAGATAAGTGTATGGCTGCGTTAAAGAATGATCCTTACTATAAAATCTTGGAAATGCGCTATTTTGAAGGGCGTACACAAGAGGACATTGCGCTTACCTTTGGATGTTCGCAAGTAACGATCAGTAACAATAAAAGTAGGTTGGTAAGAGAGTTGGCAATGCGCCTGTTCCCAAACCAAGTAATCGATGAAATGATTAGATAATGTAAACGGCTATTCTGAGAGCAAATCTTGGAATAGCCGTTCTTTTTTTATTGCAAATGCAAATTTGAAAATCTATTAAAATGCAAACGCAAATTTGATCTGGATGCAAATTGAAAAATGCAAATCTGAAAATGCAAAATGCAAATTCAAAAATGCAAATTGCAAATTGAAAAATGAAATTCAAATTCCAAATTCAAAATCCAAAATCGGCAGCCACGATCCGGGCCAGGTATTGGATAATGTTATATCGATATAATAATATCGATTGTAATATATTGTAACTATTTGTAAATATTACTATTCGATAGAATTATATCGATATAATGATATAGATATATATTTATCGATAAAATTGTATCGAATAGCCGGGATTGTTTCGCTTTTTTATATTATATAGTGTAAAAAACTGCACAAAATGGGCTATTGCTTTTTGTACAATTTCCCATATTGATTTTTTTAGAATATTCTGATTATTATAATGCCATAGCAAGCAACCAAACAAAACAGAGTTTTGGAGGGGGTTACATGGTAAACATCAATTTTATATTGTATATCGTTCTCGCAATTATCTTTTTCGCTACATTCTTTAGAAACTATTAAAATTTGGAGGGTTACAAAATGCAGCACTATTACATTAACAACTATAATACCGGGATCGCCCGGGATGAAAAGTTTGCTATTTTTGAGTTGTCTCCGAACGATAACAAAAAATCTTTTTATGGAAAGTGTAAAGTTATTGAAACGGCAGCCGGGAGATATTTACAGAGTTATAACACAATTATTTGTTTTATTTCCTACGGTGGAACGTTCGTAAAACTTTGGGACGGATACAGCGCAACGACCATGAGACACATTAACGCATTTATGGAGTTTATCCGCTGGAATGAGTGCGGAGGAAAAGCGTGGTGGGATCGTTTGGAGGTAAAAAAGGAATATAGCCGGGAGGATATGAAAAATGGGAGCCGTTAACTATTATACTAGCGATTATATTACTATCGGATTAAAACCGTTCGACACGGATAATTATTTAGATGAAAACGAAAATATTGATTATGAATTGTTAAATTCCGATTATGAATATATGTATGAGGAAATTAAAACAATTTTAGATCGATACAGTTTTTATTATTATCATATTGTAATTAAGCCGGGTTATTATGAGGGGTTTACAATTGATATCGAAAATAATTTTCCTGTATGTTTCGATAATTGGAGAGAAAAAAAGGCAGCGCAAACCGAAATAACCGAAATAAAACAGTTTCTCCTTGAATGTGTCGAAAACGGTCTAGTAAAGTGTTCTCCGGGCTGGTATACAAAATATTACACTACAGAAGAAACGAAAAAACAAATTGCTATAGCAATTAAGGAAATGAGGGAAGAAGCAAAAAACACGCCGACATATAAAAATTATAATGGGGAGTGGTAATAATATGTATTTATATATTGAAAAAACGAAATACGGCTATAGAATTACGACATACACAAATATTTTTGCGGATCGTTGCGAATATATCGGATATACTCAAAAACAGGCAATCAAAAAGCACCGGGAAAAATACGGCTTGAAATATAAACGACTGAAAATCGTAGAAATGAATTAAGTATTTTATTTGTGTTTTGTATCTTAATAAGATACAATAATTATAGAAAATAAATAAGGAGGTTGTTAAAATGAAATTTCTAAAGGCAATAACAACCGAAGGAAAAACGGAATATTTCAACATGAACCACATTTTAACTATCACGCAAAACGGCAGCACAATTAAAATTTTAATGGGTGCGGGGCTATATTGGAATGTAAAGCCCGGAACACTTGAAATTGTTTCCCCTGAGTTAGTTAGAACTATTTGTAATTCGGTTGTATCTTGAAAAGAAACAAAACTATTATAATTTGGAGGTTGTCAAAATGAAAACTAAAACAACTAGAAAATATGTAAATGCGGTTTATGGTCCTAATGTTTTTTCCGTGGGATATTGCGGAGCGCAAAATTTGTTGTATGGCGTTGATCCATTCGGATATAATGCCGGGGTTTATGGCTGGAATTGTGATTATTACTATGTTGACGGTGTATGTATTTGCACCGGATACCGTCCGCATGGTATTAGTACAATTGGAAAAACTGCGGAGTTTGAAAAGCAAGCCGAAGCAATTAGAAACAATTGGAATATGGGATATGATGAAAAACTAAAGAAAATCGCAGAAATTCGCAGTAGTTGGATTAACGCATTGCTTGGAAATGATTAAATATGTTTATGTTATTTATCATTTTTATAATTCTTTTCTTACTTGCCATTTTCCGAATAATGAACGCAAAACACAAAAAACAACTTGAATATTTGGAAATGGCAGCATTAGCGGAGGAAGACGAACAAAACGAAATAAACCGCCGGGAAAAGATCGAAATACTAGATAATGCGTTAATTAAATATAATCGGCTATTGGATACTTTGGAAAGTCAATTGCAAGCCGAAACGGACCCAAAAAAGAAAGCCGTTCTATTATCTAAGCAAATAACCACGCTAGAAAAACTTAATAGAACGCTAGAAAAAAGAGAAAAGCTAGAATAAATTTAGCTTTTCTTTTTGTTTTTGGATCAACTGTTATTATTGGAGGTTATAAAGCGGTTATAAAGTGGTTATAAACTTTTTGGAAAAGCTGCATATAATATAAATAGATAATTTTATATTTAATCTTACTATCGTTTACTAGGCTATAGAAAGCCCGGTAAACGGTTTTTTATTTTGCTAGTATAGTTATATATGCTATAGCGGTATAAGTTGTTAGATCGTTATGTATGGCGTTATAGATAGTATTTTCTAGTATGTTAGATATTGTATGTATTATTTATAACAATAGCAAAGAAAAATGGAATTGTAATTTCCCTATTGAATCACTAGGTAAATAGCTACAAATTTCATTTCCCTATATTAAAATAGTCTTGTAAGCCCCTGTAAGCCGTTCTAAGCGGTTTTTATGCTTTCGGAATATACCTATAGCCCCATAAAATACGGCTCTCTCAGTGCCTTGTATGGCTTTCTGTGAAATAGTATCCCCAACGCCACAAAATAATAATTTTGTTGCGTTCAAAAGGTTAAAAGGATACAAAAAGGTTACAAAAAGCAACGAAAAGTGTTGATTCTGTAGGGTTTTGTAATTTCTTAATAGGAAAGTATGAAACGAACGTTCGATAATGGAGGCCCGGAGGGGCAGAAAATCCGACTTGCCGTGATGGGACCCATCCTCCAAAAAATTTTCATACCAATCTCAATAATATCATAAAACCGTAGAATCTAATGTCCCTACTTAGGGTTCTAAATCAAAAGGAGGTGGTGTTATGCTGACACCCAAACAGATGGCGTTCTGCGAAGAATACCTTAAAAACGGTGGTAATGCAACCCAGGCATATCTTACCGCCTACAATAGCAACAGCCAAACTTCCGCTCAGATCGAAGCCAGCCGACTCATGGCTCGTGACGATATCAAAGACTATTTGATTCGACTGCGCCGACCAATCGAAAAGGCGGTCAAGCGCAAGATCATAAACGAGCGTGAGTACAAGAAAAAGGTTATCCAAGAACGATTGGAAGCCTGTATCGAGCGTGACGATGATGCTGGTGCTGCCCGATGGATGGAAATCTGGAACAAGATGGATGGCGAGTATGTCAACATCAATAAGGACATTACGGATCGTGAAACCGAGATTAAGAACTTGGATAACGATACACTGTTAAGGCTGGCGAAAGCTGAATAAAAACTCAGAGAGAGTTGGGAAACCGACTCTCTTTTATATTGCAGAGAGGACAAGCGGTTAAGTCACAGCCCCCATAAGGCTTGGGGAGTGGGTTCAACTCCTACCTCTGCAACCAAAACTGCGGGTGGGGCAGTTACCTCCCACCACTCAATTATCACTTTGGGAGGGGTGAGCGATTGGAAATATACGAACAACTTGGATTGACTAAAAAGCAATATGAAGAAGTTCAGTACCAGGCCAAGTTAGAATTGGCTCGGCGTGACTTTTGGTATTTCTGTTGCTTACTTGCCCCCGACTTCTATATGGAAGGTCGGCACTACTTAAAAGAATTTTGCATTGCGCTCCAAGAGTTCTATGAGAGCGACCAGCGAGTTCTTATTATCAATATGCCCCCTCGACATGGCAAGAGTCGAACGGCACAAATGTTTGCCAAGTGGATATTTGGTAAGAATCCATCTGAAAAGATCATTACTGGTTCTTACAATGAGCAATTATCCACCACCTTCTCTCGTAGCGTTCGTAATGATATTCAAGAGCGAAAGGCGAGTCGAGATAGAATCGTATACTCCGATATATTCCCCCATACACGAATGAAGAAGGGCAGTTCCGCTGCCAACCTCTGGACATTGGAAGGGCAACACATCTCTTACCTCGCCACTTCCCCCGGAGGTACTGTTACTGGTTTCGGTGCGACCGTAATGATACTGGACGATATCGTTAAGAACGCTGACGAAGCCATGAACGAAACGGTATTGGAAAACCACTGGACTTGGTTTACCAACACCATGCTTTCCAGATTAGAGAAAAACGGAAAACTGGTAATTATCGCCACACGCTGGAATACGAAAGACCTTTCTGGTCGTGCTATTGACCACTACAAGTCCATTGGTATGCCTTGTAAGGTGATCTTAAAGAGAGCATTACAAGAAGATGGCACAATGTTGTGTGACGGTGTGTTGGATAGACAAGCCTACGACTTAATTGTTAAAACGATGGGTCGAGAGATTGTCGAAGCCAACTACAACCAGAATCCCATCGACTTGGTTGGTAGACTTTACAACCTCGGATTCCAGACTTACAAGCAATTGCCAGTTGACGATAAAGGTCAATCGGTGGTTGAAGAAGTTTGTGCTTATATTGATACCGCTGACCAAGGTGACGATTACCTCTGCTGTATCATTTACGCTTTATATAGACAGCAAGCCTATGTTTTGGATGTTTACTTTACCAAAGAGGGCATGGAAATCACAGAGGGCGAAGTAGCCAAGAGGTTATATGAACATAGAGTCAATAAGGCTTTCATTGAGTCGAACAATGGTGGTCGTGGTTTTGGTCGTTCTGTTGAACGTATTCTGCGTGAAAAGTATCATTGGTACAAAACCTATATCGATCTCTTCACTCAGAGCAGAAATAAAAAAGCCCGGATACTCAGTAGTGCCACTTGGTGTCAGCACAACATAAAGTTTCCTGTTGGTTGGGAAGTTAATTTCAGCGACTTCTATGGTGATGTTATGAGTTATCAAAAAGAAGGTAAGATGGCGCATGATGATGCCGAGGACTGTTTAGCTGGTATTTACGACCGTGTTGGTCGAGGTGCGCTGTTTAGCTTCACATAAGGAGAGGATTAACTTGACTGTTGAACAAAAGCAGTGCTTGTTAAAATATTTGAACTATTACACTGGAAAAGTTGACGGAGAGTGGGGAGATCAATCCAAAGAAGCTACCGTTGACTTCCAAAAAGCAGAAGGACTCGATGCAGACGGTATATTTGGAAAAGCCACTGCAAGCGCAATTCTTTCCGCTGTAGCTAATGGTAGATTCAAAAAGACCGCAAATAAAACACAAGCAAGCGGAGATTGGTGGGACGAAATCGAGTATTTTGACCGAGATGAATACGCTTGTAAATGTGGTAAGTGCGGTGGTTTCCCTGTAGAACCACAGGAAAAGCTTGTTAAAGCCGAAGATAAAGTCCGTAAATACTTCGGTGTACCGATATATAACACCAGTGGTGTGCGCTGTAAGACTCACAATGCCAATGTTGGTGGTGTGTCTAATAGCCGACACCTCTCTGGTAAAGCTGTGGACTTTGGTGTAATGGGTAAAACCTCCACACAAGTCTTACAGTATGTAAATACACTTCCCGAAATCCGTTATGCTTATGCGATTGACGGTACTCATGTTCACATGGACATACCGTAATTATTTTTACTTATGAATGAAAGGGGGTTGCGAGTTTGGGCGTGTTTAATTTTTTCAAACAACCAGATTTACCAACACCAGATGCGTCCAGTTCATCTAATCCCGACATTAGATATTTAGAAACTGTTCTTAAACAATGGTTGGATAGTCCACTTAGAGATGAACAGTTACTTGGTGAGAGTTATTACGAGGGCGACCACGACATTCTCTATCGAGTTAGGAAGGTTATTGGTGCTGACGGTAACTTAGTCCCAATCGAAAATGTAGCGAATAACAAGTTAGTGGACAACCAATATCGAAAGCTGGTAGATCAAAAAACTAACTATGTACTTGGTAAACCACTCTCTATTGCTGCTGAGAACGATGAATACTTAAAGCATCTCACAAAGGTCTTTACTAAGAAGGTTCATCGTCAGTTTAGAACACTTGCTCAATACGCGGTGGATGGTGGTGTGGCCTGGCTATATCCATACTATAACGAACACGGTGAGTTTAAGTTTGATGTATTCCCGGCTTATGAGATTTGTCCAGTTTGGAAGGATAAGGGACACACTGAGTTAGAGTGTGCAATGCGTTATTACCCGGAGGATGTATACGACACCAAAAAGCATGGCGTAAAGCAAATCTACCATGTGGATGTGTATACAACTGATGGTATTGTGCATTTTATTTATCAAGGCGCAAGTTTAATTCCAGCCACAAATCCACATAGCGACTACTTCACGGTGAACGAAAAAGGACACAATTGGGACAGACTTCCGATAATTCCTTTTAAGTACAACAATAAAGAAATTCCTCTGATTCGGAGTGTTAAGAGTTTACAAGATGCTCTCAACCAAGTTTTGAGTGACTTCCAGAATAACATGGAAGAAGACCCCCGAAGCACGATCTTAGTCTTAAAGAACTACGATGGTACGAACATTCCAGAGTTCAGACAGAACCTTGCCACTTACGGTGTAATCAAAGTTACCACTGTTGATGGTGTACAGGGTGGTGTTGAAACTCTTAATGTTGAAGTCAATGCTCAAAACTATCAAGCTATTCTAATGCAACTGAAACGAGCCATTGTAGAAAATGGTAGAGGTTTTGATGCTAAAGAAGAACGCATGGACGGTGATCCTAACCAGATGAACATCGAGTCTATGTATACTGACATTGACTTGGATGTTAACGGTATGGAAACTGAGTTCCAAGCTGGATTTGAGGAATTAAAGTGGTTTATAGATCAGTATCTAATTCATAAGGGTAAGGGCGATTACACAGAGGAAGATGTTGAGTTCATCTTTAATCGTGATATTTTCATTAACGAAGATGCTAAGATTGATAACTGTGTTAAGTCCGTTGGCATGATCTCTAATAAGACTATCCTTGCTAGACACCCATGGGTAACTAATGTTGAACATGAGTTACAAGAGATTGAGAAGGATAAGAAAGCTGAGTTAGAGGAAATGGATGCCACTATGAAGATACAGGCTAAGAACAGTCCGAAGCCCACACAATCTAGTAGTGGTGGTAAAGGAAGTGGGGGTGCTTCTAAGTGATTAGAGGAACTACCCCACGATTATCTTTTACTGTTCCATTTGATCCAACCCACACCAAACGAATTTGGATAACCTTTAGTCAAAATAACAAAGAGGTATTTACATTAGAAAAAAAGGATTGCACTTTTGAAGATAAGACGATTCATACGGCTTTAACTCAGGCGCAAACACTCAGCTTAGTTGCTAACTCTAATGTACAAATTCAATTAAGAGTAACATTCGCAAATGGAGAATCTGACGAAGCATTAGCTTCTGATATTATTACAACAACCGTTCAAAGGATTTTGAAGGACGGTGAAATTTAATGGCATATTTCAATGTACAGTTCCGAGAAACCTTGAATAGTTTCGATGTACAGTTCCAAAAAACCTCTGCTATGTTCACAATTGGTTTTGGAGCGGTATCGGTTTTACCAACTGCTGAAATTTATTCTGGTTCTTACGAAGTAACACCAGCCGTTAACTCTCAAAACATTCCGACTGCACAGAAATTTTTGAAATATGACATGACAGTAAAGGCTATACCGTACTACGATGTTAGTAATTTGGCTGGTGGAACTACTGTCTATATTGGAAAGGAATTAGAATAATGGCAATTTCTAAAGTTATTTATGGTGGTCAAACACTTATTGACTTAACCAACGACACCGTAGAAGCTAGTAAACTGTTACAAGGTATTACGGCTCACGGCGCCGATGGCGAACCTATCACTGGTACTTGTACCTACAATGCTGACACCAGTGACGCAACTGCTAGTGCTGCTGAAATTCTTACTGGTAAGACTGCCTATAAGAATGGTGCTAAGATCACTGGTACTATGAAGAACAATGGTGCTGTTAACGGTTCTATCAGCACTAAAGCTGGTACATACACTGTCCCACAGGGTTATCACGATGGTTCTGGTAAGGTAGGTATTGCTTCTACTGAACAGGCGAAGCTTATTCCAGAAAACATTCGTGATGGTATTACCATTCTTGGTGTCGAAGGTACTATGTCTGGTACTGAGGGTGCGAAACCACAATCTAAGACTGTGACACCTTCTACTCAAGCGCAAACGGTGTTACCCGACACTGGTTATAACTATTTATCTCAGGTCACGGTGGCAGCTATTCCTTATGTGGAAAGCGAAAATACTGCTGGTGGCACTACCGTAACGATTGGGTGATATTAAATGGCAGTTAACAAAGTTATCTATGGTGGTGAAACCTTGATTGATACCTCTAATGTTTCCGTAACCGCTGATACTTTGGGGGAAGGTGTAACTGCTCTTAATTCCGCTGGTGAGGAGATTACTGGTACATTGAAAGTAAGTGACGAGATTGTTACAACGGCTGGCACTGGTTCAGCTTATACCGCAACGGTAAAGGGTATTAAATCGCTTACTGCTGGTGTGAATTTTATTATGATTCCCCATGTTGTAAGTGCCAGTACCGCTCCAACTTTGAATGTTAATGGCCTTGGTGCAAAAACTATTAGACAACCATTAACTACTAATACAAGTGCTACTACAACAGGAGCATCTAATACATGGTTAGCTGTTAACAAGCCAGTAAGAGTCATGTATGACGGTACTTATTGGAAGACAGTTGAAATTCCTAGACCGTCTGCAACTGGTCTTTATGGTACAGTTCCTATTAAGAGCGGTGGCACTGGTGCTACTACCGAAGATGCTGCTTGTACAAACTTGGGTGCTGTACGGTATGTAGCACAAACTTTAACGGAAGAACAAAAGAAACAAGCGAGAGCAAACTTAGGTTTAAGTGGTTCTGCTACTGTAACACCGCAAGATTACGGTGCGATTGGTGATGGCACAACAGACGATATTACGGCGTTTCAAAATGCTCTGAATAATAATCGTCGGGTATTTGTTCCGGGCGGTAATTACAGTATCAACGGTGAGATAATAATCCAAGATAACTGTGAATTAGAGTTGGCACAGGATGTAGTGTTGTATTTCAAGCAAACATCCGGGAACTGTATTTCTTTGAAACAGTGTGCGCACTTGAAGGGTAATCATGCAACGGTGAGTGTTCCGTATGCTTTCACTGGCAAGGTTATCAATGCCGACACCGGGCTTTCCGCAAGTACAAACGAGTGTCCACCCTTCGCAAAGTGGGACCCCCAATGGAAAACAGGCAGATATGTCACAAACATTAACATCGTGAAACCCGATTCCAGAGGATTCTACTATTCTGTAAACGGCGATTGCAACGGTACGGCTGTCTATATATGCACGGATGGTTCGGATGTATCTAAGTTTATGTGGGGTGTAAATTTCTCTGGTCTGCGGATCGCTGGTGCTTTTAGCTACGGTATACAGGCACAGAACTTCGGTAGCGGATACAATCACGAGATGCGAGTCGAGGCTGTAATCGATGCCTGTGATATCGGCGTGAGCATCGAAAATGTCAATAA